TAGTTGTTATTGCTGCTGGTAACAATGATAAGTATGGTATAAAGGCAAATTCATTAACACCAGAATTTGTTGATTGGAATAATAAGATAACTTTTAATCTTCCTAGTGGAGGTACATACTCATTTAATCATCATAGAGGATCTTCTCCATCTAATGCACATGGTTGTATTACTGTAGGTTCTATTTCAAATGAATCTGATTTTAGAAAGTCAGACTTTTCTAATTTTGGACCAGTGATTGATGTTTGGGCACCTGGACATTGGATTCAAAGTGCTTGGCCAGATCCAAGTGGCATCTATGCTGCATCAGGAAGGAATGGTGATGGTATGGTTGACAACAAATATGGTGGTACTAATTGGAGATATCCTATTAGTGGAACTAGCATGGCATCACCACAGGTTTGTGGTATCGCAGCATTGTTAGCAACAGGTAAAGAAAGATTTACTAATAGTGATGTAAAGGGATTTATACAGCATAATTCTTATGAAAATGAAATGACATTTGATATTAATGGTGGTTTGTTTGATGATATGTCTGCTGCTGGTGGAGCAAATCCATTACATGGTGGATCTACTTCTACAACTAGAGAAATAAGAGCAATTAATCCAAGAAATGTAAGTGGTCTTATTGATGGGTGGTATAAAGAAACATTGAAAGGTGAGAGGAGACCATCATATATGTTCTATAATGCTCAAATGTATCCTAGAACTAATAATTTTTATAGATCTTTACCAACTCCAGTATATACTATAACAATTGTTTCTGCACCAGGTGATTATATAATGACTGGTAGTGATAGACAGAGTACTTTTAATGATGCTCCCGATCCAGCAATAGTGATTAATCAAGGTGATATATTACAGTTTAAAGGATCAGGATTTGATGGTCATCCTATGTGGATTACTATGACACAAACCACTGGTCAACCTAGTCTTTCCAATCAACCAGAGGGTATTAAAAATAATGGAACACAGGTAGGACCACTTATATGGAACACTGCTGGTGTTCCGAAGAACACTTATCATTATAACTGTGAGATTCATGGGTCAATGCATGGTACGATTACTATAATATAGATACTTGAATTCCTAGATAAATATAAGTAATAATATATTTTTGCTATGGATACATCAAAAATGCGATCAGAATTCGAAGCACAATTGAAAGATTATGCTTTTAGAATTAAGAAAGGTGAGGAAGAGATTGATAAACTTAAAGAGTATAAATTAAAACTCGAAGGTGGTTTAGAAACTCTAGATTTACTTGAAAAACAAACAGCAGATGTAAACGATGGCAGCAGTCCCAGTTAACATACTAATTGATCAAGGAGCAAACTTCGACACTTCTTTTTACATTACAAACCAAGATGGTACTCCGCTTAACATGGCAGGGTATACTGGTGAGGCTGCTTTGAAGAAAAGTTTCTCTGCTAAAGAAACTGATCGAATTCCATTTACATTATCATTTCTTGATAGGACTCTTGGACATGTTCAAATTGCATTAACCCCTGCTGAAACATCTGCTTTAAGTAGAAGAAGATATGTATATGATATACTATTAACTTCTCCTAATGATTATAAAACAAGGGTTATAGAAGGTCTTGCTGAAATAAATTATGGGGTATCCTGATGGCATATAATGTCAGACTTGGAAATAATACTCATCGTGTAGCACAGCGTCCATCGCCACAATACACACTTGATGTTAATTATGAGATACCTTCTAAATCAACACAGTTTACCAATAAGAAATTAGATAATATATCTGGTCAATTTAATGGTACCGAAGATACATTCTCTTTAACTATTGATGGAGATCCATATTATCCTCTTAATGATGAACAGTTGATGATATCTGTTAATGGTGAAATGCTTGAACCAGGTACTGATTATACTATATCAGACGATAAAATTGTTTTCAGTACTCCACCTACATTATCAAGTCCATTCTTTGGTCTTGCATATGCAACGACTGCTGATTTAACAAGGACTCTTAATTATGTTATTGATAGTGGATCTGATCCACTCAATCCAGGAATCAAAGGTAACATGACAATAGATGTTACTGGTATTATAGAATCTTGGACAATTATTACTGAAGATGAGGGTAATCTACAACTAGATATTCAAAAATGTAGTTACGATACCTTCCCAAATTTCACATCTATATGTGGTACAGAATTGCCACAGTTAGGTGTATTAAATAATTCACAAGAAAGAAAGGCAAAAAATGATACCCTTTCTACTTGGTCTACCGAAGTATATTCAGGTGACATATTTCAATTTGAGGTACTCTACTCTATTAATATCAGTAGATTTGTTATCTCATTGAAACTTAAACTATAAATACTATCGGATATAAATAAAAATAACCAACAGACGATAAACTACGGAGAGTTTCCAACATGGCACTGCTAGTAACCGATAATGGTGAAATTGATTCCTTGCGTAATTTGCTTAACCAAAACCAAGCAATTCCCAGAAATCTTATCTTAAAACTTTTCACTACCAATACGTATCCTGCAGAAGCTGATACACCATCACAGACAGCGTATTACGAGCCTTATACAACTAATAATACCCTAGGGTATGGTACTGCACCTGCAACAGGTTATAGTCCAATTATTAATACAAGGCATGATCAAGATTACTCACAACAGTATGGTAAACTGTTGAATGGTAACCGTTGGACAATTCAAACACTTTCGACTGCTGCTGTACAAGTACAAGGTAGTGGTACTGCTGGCGAGTATGGTATTACCGTAGCATCTAATGCTGAAATTAAAAAAGGAGACTATGTAACTGGTGGATCTGTTGGAACTGGTGCATATGTCGTAGACATCGATGGAAACGATCTTCTGTTAAGTGTTAAGAACCAAGGTACATTTGCTACACAGAATCTAGACTTCGGTAAGGGCAGAACAACTGCTTCATACCCAGAAGAAACATTTGAATTTGAGGGACCTGCTGGTGACGTTTATGGTTACATGCTGGTACGTGCTAACAATCTACCTACAACCATTCATGGTGTAGCAGATGCTGGTACTGCTGCTGCAGGAACACAAATCGAAAAGACAAGTGTTAAAGGTAACATTGGAGACACATATCTTACACTAGCTGCTGTAAAAGCAACAACTGCTTGTACTGGTACTGCTGGTACATTTGAAGTTACTGCAACTGCTACTACTGGTATTGCTGTTAAGCAACGTGTAACAGGTACAGGTGTTGCTGCTGGTACTCGTGTTGCTGGTATTGCAGGTACAACAGTTTATCTAGATACTGCACTTTCTGGTGCTGTAGCTAATGATCTTGATTTCCAAGCAAACGTTGCTGAAAATCTAACTCTAGGAATGACAGTTTCACAGACTGCTACTCCTAATGGTATCGATGCTAATACTATCATTACAGGTATTGACTATGAAACTTCTGATACTGATGGTACAGTAGTAGTTCATATAAACAATGCTATTATAGAAACAATTTCTGATAACGCTAATAACGGTGAAGTTCAGTTCGACTTTAGTAAGTGTACTGCAACTGCTCATGCATTGAATGTAGGAGATACAATCTATATTGCACAGGGAACAGGTAACAATACTACAACTGCTACTACTTACACTGTATTTGAAACACCTGATGCAAATACATTCACTACAACCCCAGCTCTAGATGGAACTGGATCAGTAACACTCTATAGTGCGATATTCTTTGCTGAAAGATTCACAAATGGTCCTTACGCTATTCAAAACGCAGGTGACCAAATTAAGGTAACATTGAACGTCAGCCTCGACTGATCTGTTCAAATTGATATTTACATTATGGGGGAATTGCAACAGCAGTTCCCCTTTTTTTTCTTTATCACAAAGATTGTAGTTTATGGCGTTTTCATACGCTGGTACTGGTAGAATACTCCCGTTTAGATCAGAGGATCTATTCGGGATTCTTTCCTATAGCTACAGTCCATCTACTGGTGATCCATTCTATTATCTTGATTATGGATCTGTAGCAGAACTACCTATTGATTCATGGGTCATTGCTAATCATGCCAATGAGACTATACAAAGTCTTGCTGACGACAGAATTGTTGATCTTGTATATAGTGGCACAGGAAATTATATAGATCTTGGTTCTATAAACGAAATACAAGCAGTATCTACAGACGATTGGGGACTCATCACTACATCTTCAGATGTATTCTCATTCGGAACACTTAAACTAGTCAGTCTACCAACTTGGAGTGTACACAAGGTATGGGTTGGTACTGGTCAGATATGGGAGCGTGGTCGTGCTATAACACGTCTAATTGCTCCTTACCAAGCTTCGGGTACTTTACGATTAAGTGGTCTCTCAACGACCTTCTATGTACCTAGTATCGCTACGGATGGGATTCTCCCATTCCGTAGTTTTACTACACAACGTACTCTTGTACATGAATTAGGAACTGGATCCCTCAAGAAATTCTCTGGGGCGGTTGAAGTAGCTACATTCAATCCAGAAGAAAAACAACTATTATTCTCTGTTAATGGCAACAGTGATATTAGATTCACATCTAATTTAGATGGTTCAGGTATTGTATCAGTTGATGGTACATTAGATGTAAGATTTACACCTTCATATGTTGGTACTGGTAGATTACCATCAGTATCAAGTCTAGATGAAAGACGCACATACAATTATGATGGTGTTTCAGACGATCTATTTGTAAAGAAAGATTTCGGATCAATTTCTTCACCAGTAATTGATTCTTGGGTAATACAAAATCATGCCAGCGAGACTATACAAAGTCTTGCTGGTGATAGAATTATTGATTTAGTATACTCTCCAACATCTGGACAGTATCTAGATTTCCAATCACTATTAATAGATGGTCAGGATGCTCCAGAGACCGTAATAGAAGATTGGGAGTATATCTGGCAAGGTGGATCCAGATATGCAATGGGTCTTTGGAGAGTTCAAGGAACTGCTAAACAGAACTTTACTCCTAACTGGAATGGTTCTGGTACCCTATTTGGATTTGGTAATGGTATAGGTAGAGTTAAACCTAGGTGGATTTCCTATATTCAGACGAAGATTAGTGGTGCTGCGAAGACTAACTTCAGTCTACTTGCTAATGGTGGAGGTCATCTATTCACTCTCTCCAATGGTGAACAGAGAAGAACATTTCATTATGAAGGTAAAGGTTATATCTCCACAATTAGTGGTGCTTCTGAATCAGTTTCCTTCAATACACAAGATAGACAGTTATTATTTGAAATCACTGGTAGTGGTCATGAGATCTTTACTCCTAACTGGAATGGTTCTGGTACAATACCATTCAGTGGACACCTATCAGAAAGGCAGACAGATCATTGGACGGGTTCTGGAACTCTATTCAACTTCTCTGGTGGTCAAGAGAATGTAGTTTATGATTACAATCCACTATCTCATGCTATCTTCGAGAAGAGAGATTTTGGTTCTGTATCCAGTCCTGTTATTGATTCATGGGTCATTGCTAGTCATGCCAATGAAACTATACAGAGTCTAGCGAATGATAAGATTATTGATCTTGTATACAGTACAACAACAGGTCAGTATCTAGATTTCCAATCAATATTAATAGATGGTCAAGATGCTCCAGAAACTGTAAGGGAGGATTGGGAGTATATTTGGCAAGGTACAACTAGATATGCCTTCGGTGATCTCACTATTGGTGGTATTGCGAAGACTAACTTTAGTCTACTTCATATTGGTAGTGGTGATATTAAAGTTTGGGTTCATGGTTTTGGTAGAACCAAACCAAGATGGGTTGCATTTGTTCAAACAGAGATTCGTGGTCATGGTGCAGAATCTGCTGTTAAGAGATTCACAGGTAATGGTACTCTATTCAACTTTGCTAAAGCAGATGAGAATAGAACTTATGATTATGTTGGTTCTGGAGAACTTTATACTCTTAATGGTGCTGCAGAATCTACTGGTGCAAAACCACCAGAAACTACACCACTTATCAAGATTTCTGGTAGTGCTCATGAGATCTTTACTCCTAATTGGAATTCTGAAGGAACATTACCATTTACTGGTCATGCAGTCGAGAGACAAACAGATCACTGGGCAGGTTCAGGTTCATTGTGGTCATGGTCTGGTGGAGAAGAAGTCAGAACATACGATTATAACCCACTATCTCATGCTATCTTTGAGTACAGAGACTATGGATCAGTTGCTTCACCAGTAATTGACTCTTGGGTCATTGCTAATCATGCTAGTGAAACTATACAGAGTCTAGCAGATGATAAGATTATTGATCTCGTATACTCATCTACTGATGGTCAGTATCTAGATTATAATAATATC